TTCTGCATAACATATAAGTCTATACGCACCTGATTTTCCAATCTTTCTACTAGTACTTGCTATTCTTATTTTTATAGCCATATTGTTATTATCTTTTAGTCTCATTGGAATAACATCGCCTTGAAAATCTCCTTCTTCCAATTTTTCTAAAACTGGTTCAATATCATTTCCTATACCTTTATCTTTTCTTCCTAGTTTTTTCAAATCTCTTTCAAATTTTGGTGTTGGTATGACTTCATATTGCATTTTTATCTACTCTCCATCCTCTTTCAATTCTTTAAGAAGTTCTCTCCATGTCTTTGGCTTAATTTTACCATCTTTAATTAATTTTACTTCCTTTAAACTTTGTTCAAGAGATTCATATACTGTACAATATCTCTTGTTTTCTTTTTCTTTTGTAAGTCTACCTGTTAAATGAGCTATTGCATCCATATTTACTCCTCCAATCTTTCTCATAAGTACACTCCTTTCTTTTGATATATTATAATACATCAAATAAGAAAAAAAGTGTCATATTCTGCGATAATAGCAAAATATTTCCACTAAGATTATAACAAAGTATTTTAAAAAATAAATAATTGTAACAAAATATTAACAAAAACAACTTATTTCTGTAATATTTGTAATATAATTGTAACATTTAATTCTATTTTTGTCAATGTTTAGGCAAAAAAAATAAGCTAGGCAGTGCCTAGCTATTATTACTTCATTTGAATACCATCTATGGTGTGTCCATAAATTCCTGCGTAACTCTCTGTGCCTGTTTCTGTTTTGCTGTTTACCCACGCTAACCAGCCATCCTCGATTGTATGTACTCTATAATCCACATGACCTTTTGTTGATTTGATTTTTATGCAGTCAATAGGTTGTCCATAAATTCCTGAATATGAGTTTGGATTGCTCTTATCGTTTTTCTTATAGTTCTTTGAGCTAACTTTATCTAGACAGTTTCCACCTTTAATATGTGCTTGAATTGTGATTTCTCCATATTCAGGTTTACAACGAACACCACTAATCGCTTTACCATAAATACCTGCATAGCCTTCGTCTGTGTTGTCACATTTATTTACTTCTGGTAGCCACTCTCCAGAATAGGCTTGATAAGTGATTACTCCTGTATAATCAGGTTCAGCAGGTGTTGGCTCTGGTATTGGTTTAATCTCTTCATCACAAGCTGGTCTGCCATATCCTGCGATATAATCTGCTTCAATAGGATAATCCCATTTTGCTACTTCGCTATTGCCAGAATTGCCCTCAATTGTATAAACTCTACCATTCTCAACCTTGTATACTAAACCAGTGTGATATATATCTCCTGCTTTTCCAAAGAAGATTTGGTCGCCCACTTCAGGTATTTTATAAAATTGTCCTTTCTTTTTATAGAAATTCATTGAAAAGCCACAACCTGCCCCTGTCGACTTCTTTGGTTGGCATAGTAATTCTAGCGCTTTATCCACTCCATAAGCCTTAACAAGGCACCAGTCCACAAAGATATCGCACCAATCGTAGCCATTTTTCTTGCCATTATAAAAGCCCGCAATCTTATCTAAATCGCGAGCATATTTATTATATTTTCCACTTGTATTTGCTGTTTTGTTATCAAGTTGTGAATTACTTTTTTTGCCTTTATAGCCCACTTCATTTAAGGCTATTTCTAGTACTTTACTAGCTTGTTCCATTTATTTTTCCTCCTTATTTATGAAATTCTTAAATAATTCATATAAACCAGTTGAAGCCAGTCCACTAAGCATACCAACTAATATTACTTCTGCATTAATTTCATTTAGATTCATTAATATATTAATTGTAGTTCCTAATACCAACATTATTGCAGGTATATATTTATTAGGAATGAAATCTAAGCTATTTTTTATAACATATCCTACGCAAAGACATATTCCCATTACTACAACTGATAAATATTGAGATAATACTGATAAATCCATAACTATTCTCTCCTTTCTTTTAAAATTATCAAATCTTCATGTATTGTCTGAAAACCGGCGATAGCTCTTTCATCATGTTGTTTAAATTCTGTATTTGTATTGTCCATACTAGTCTTTAACAAGTTCAAACTTTCAGCAATATTTCTGTTACTAGCTGACAGTTCACCCAACAATTTGCTAGTCGCTTCTCGTTCTGCTTTTTTCTCTTCTTGTTCTTCTTTCCTTTTTACCTCATCTTGAGCTTCTTTATCTTTTCTGTCTTTTCTGTCAAGGTACAAAAAGATAATAAAAAGGACTGCCATCGTGACAGTTCCTCCGTTTGCTAGAAGAATATTTATGAGATTATTCGTTTCTTCCATAAGTTTCTCCTTTCCTAATTTATTTTTCTAATTTTTATTTTGAAATTATCTAGAATTATAGAAGAACTTTCCTTGCTCATAAAAATATATACTTGTTTTTCGTTGAGAAATTTGGAAACAGCTCTTTCTTTTCCGCCACCTTCGCAAACAACTTCAACTTTCGTATCTGTTTCGGTACTTGCTCCTCTATAATTGCTTATAATATCAAGTTTCGGTCTCACTACAACTTGTTGTGTAGAAGTATTATATCCACAATTTATTGTTAAGATTGCAAATATGGTACTTCTATAATGAGAAGAACCTGAATTGTGTCTATAAGATATTGCTACTTCATATATTCCCCCAATTTTCAATCCTTTTATTACTACAGCATCTAAAGAACCACCTGGGTGATAAAATGAAAAATTCAATTCTTTGTATGGCAAATATTTATTTCCGTTTTTATCTGTAAAATATCCACTGTAATTCATATATTTTTAATTATTTAATCAATTTTTTGTATAATAAATTGTTTCAACAACTTGATAATCACCCATGTCTCCAGAAGCTCTAATTGTTATATTTTTAGATGTATTCGAAAAATAGTGATAAACATCAGGTTTTCCAGTATATAAATACGGAAGATTTGAACTTTCAGAACCATCTGTCTTCGAAATACTGCCTTCTAATTTTATAAAGTTGATGTTGTTCAAGCCTGTTTGAATGATTTTATTTGCTGCTGAACTTGGTAATGTTACAGCAGCAAATCTTTTTGCATATTCTTTTTTGCCATCTATAATTCTTCCAGTCTCATATTCAGTTCCTGTTGTAATATTCAACTTGTCTTGTTTATTTTTTGTTTTATTATATCGAGGTATCATTTTCTGACACCTCCCTTGTTTAAACTATGGCTCTCTCTCTCTTAGAGCGTCAAAGCTTTTACTTTTATTCATATTATCATTCCTTTCTTTCTTATAAATTTTTATACATACGAAAAATCAATCCTTAGCTTTGAAAGATACATTTGCGAAAATTGCCTTTCCAACTTCTGAATTTTCAACAGTAATCCAGCCACCAGCTGAAATTCCAAAAACACTTGCAGTGTGATTATCTAGATTTGTAATAGGATAATATGAAAACAACGTAGGTCTAAATCCTTCAGGCAATTGAAAAATATCTTTCGAAGTACCTGATTTTAAACTTAATTTTAAAAAAACAATTCCATCAACTTTATTTATTGCATTATCTCCTGCTGAATTGTATGGAACCCAATTATTCAATAATTCAGGAAATGTAGCTGAAACAGCTTTTTGATTGTTTATCAACTTTTTTAATTTTTGATATGCATTAAACACTATAATACCCCCTCACAATAAATTCAAAATATTCGCCTACTTCACAACCCCAGTCACTAGTTGTCTTAATTTGGTTGCTTACTGCATTGGCTTGTCCTACTTCTCTATAATGACCGTCCGTTCCTGCATCATCACTACTTAATATCAGTAATTCTCCCATATAATACACGTCTAAACAATGTGTTCCTACTTTGAAGTAGCAAGGCAATGTTATAGTTCCGCCTTTGGCTACTGCTGTTGTTATCTGTAAGAAGTATTTGTGCTCTATATGTGAATTTATTTCTTCTTCAATGTTGTCTTGCATATCATTTAAGTTCTCTGCTGAAAGTGGTGTTGTTCCTTCGTAAACTGCTTCTTCTACTTCTTGTTTAACACCATTATTCATAAAGTACGGTTTACTTTTTAATGTTCCATTTTGAAATACCTTCTTTTTCATCTTCTAGCCTCCAATTCTTCAATTTTGTTTTGTAACTTATTTATTTGTTCTTGTTGCTCTTGAATTGCTTTAGATAATGTTGCTATTATAGGCAACTCATTAATATAATATCTTTCTTCTATTTTTCTTTTTGGGTCTGCTGGTCTCTTAATAACAAAATTAGGATCTATTTTCTCCATATCTTGTGCAATATAGCCTATATTATAATGTTTTCCATCATCTATTTTGTCAAATTCTTTATGTTTAATTTTTTTGATTATATCTAAAGCACATGCACTACTATTTTTTATATTCTTCTTTATTTTTTTATCTGATGAAATATTATTAGCATAAATATTTCCATCAACATTCAAATCAGCTCCATGAATTTGTACCATACTAGAAGGGTACATTGATATAGTTGCTTTTTTATTAGCAGTTCCTAAAAATATAGTTCCACCAGCTACATGAAAATCTCCGTTATCAGTTTGTAGAACATAGTTTTCTCCGCCAATTTTAAGCGAATAACTTCCGACTTGAATTTTTAAAAAATTCAACAGCATTTAATATGTTGATTTTAGGTGTATTGCTATCATATGAATTTTCTGGAATGATTTGCAATAGAACATCTTCAGTTTCTTTATCTATAAAAATTATCTCTCCACTTAGTCCACCAACAATTTTAACATTTCCAAAAATTATACCACTTGTGTCTCCAGAAAGAACTAAATCACATGCAGTTAATACTAATTGACCACTAAAATCTCCAGCATTTTTGCTAGCCATTTTAAAATCTCTAATGAAAAGTATTGGCCAAAACTTCCCATCACTCTGAGTCGTCATCCCCCACGCCATTCCGTCTTCTATATTTTGATTATACTCCCCGTGGAACAGCAAAGGCTATAAACTTATTTCCATCAAATTTTTGAACACCCATATTTGCAAATACCGTTTCACTATCGTAAAAATGCTGCCCTGTTTTATCCAAAGACATCAATACTTTTTTATTGTCATCTAATATTGCTAAACTTGCATTTTGATTTATAATCATCATTTGAATAAATTCAGCAATTTTGTTCCAAGCAACTTTAACAGCTTCTGAATTTACTTCTAAATATGTTGCAAATTCATTCTTATCAAGTTTAGTTCTTGCCATTAGTTCAATTTTTTTGGAGGTTTGTTTTATTCCTGTTTTAAACTCTGATTTAGTTGTATACATATCAGTGAAATCATTTTTTACAATGTATTCTGCATAAAATTTGTTTCCTACCATATCGATTAAGTAGATATAATTGTCGCCTTCAAATAACTCAATATTTATATTGTCTAAAGGTTCTTTTATAGGTTCTTCTAATTCCTCTAAAACATAAAACTCTGTTAGCTTTAGCCTACGTAAAACATAATCTTCGTCTTTTGTTATGACTAAACTGTCATATACGTCGCCTTTAAATCGTAGCTCTTCAATGTCTATTATGTACTCTTTTTTATCTGCAGACGGATTAGTTCTACTTTGTTTATCTACTACTACTTTATATTTCATAATACTATCCTTTCTGGTTAACTTGTAATCCTATTCTTGGATATAAATTACTACGAGGAAATAAGTTTGCTTCATAAGTCTTATTTCCTTGCACCTCTAGTCTTAATATATCAGCTTGTCCTGCATCTTTAATATGTATCTCACTTACTCCATCAGTTTCTCTCTTATATTCTGCTGTATTAGATACAGTTTGCTTTATTACATTGATATCTTGCTCTTGTTGAGTTAGTTTTGTTTCGTGTTCAGAAGTTTGCTCTGCTAGTTGAATTATTTTTCCATCTATTTGATTTATGCTTGACTGAACTCTTCTGTTTATGATTTTCTGTGATGGTGTTCTAGTGGTTGTTTCTTCTTTTGATTTACATTGTATTTTGCTTTCAATACTTGCAATCCAACGCCCTGAAAATTGCATTGAACCTTGATATATTACATTTTTGCCATCTATAACGATGACATCTCCTGTATCTAACGCTGGATCTATTATGCTTTCGCCTTCAAAACTATAAAATTCTAAGTCTTTTAAGGCATTGTAAATATTATCGATTTGCTCTTGATCAACTATGTACATATTGTCTTGACTAATATAAACTGTATTGCCTGTTGTGTCTCCTTTTTCAAATAGTTGTATTCCATCATCATACCTTACACGTGTTATTTTGAATTTTTCTCCCCATTTAAAAGTCTTAAATAACTTTAATGGAAGTGTAACTGAACTTTCTCCAATTGTTTTTATATATAGTTTTCCATCTCTACCTATTACTGCTATTCCACCAGCTTGTTCTGCTATGTAACTTAAATAAGTTCTTGCTGATACTGTATTGTCGTACACTGCTATCTCTTTATTCATGTTCAAAAAAGAAGTAGAACCGAAGTTCTACTCCTGCTTTTGGGCATAAGTCTTGTAGTACCTGTATTATTTTTGCTTTTCCATTATTATTGTCTATCAATGTTTTGCCGTTATAATTAAACTCAAATTTAATCATATTGTCGCGTAGCTTTAATGTTACTGTATAATCATCATCTTTACTTATTTCATCTAAATTAAACATTCCAATTGTTACTACTTCGCCTGTTATTCCGCTTTTTATTTCTATTCTATTGATAATTGATGGTACTGCTGATTTATATAATTTTAGTTCTATGCTTTGTGCTTCTACACATCCCAAGGCAAACTCATCACTTGAGAATGCTTTTTTTGAAGGTTTACAGTCTAATACATATTTAGGATTTATTTCTTCATCATTTATATATACTTTTAATAAATGAGTTACATTGTATATTTTAGACTTATAGTTATCACTCGTATCATACATTAACTATTTGCCTCCTCTACTGCTGTTTTTTGCGCTTGTGTTAATTCTTTTTGCATTAAATTAAATGATGTTTTCCATTTTGTTTTTTCTGTTGCTATCCCTTTTTCTGTTTTTATCATGTCAATATGTCTCTTTGAAACTCTAAACTGTGCGCCTTCTAAAAATCCACCTTTTACAACTGGAATTTTTATATCCAATACAAATGGATTCTTAAATGTTTTTTGACATAATTCTTCTGCTTCTTCTTCTGTATTAAAATCCCATGACATAGAAAGTTTTAACATTCCTACAGCTATTGGATTATCTATTAACGAACCATCAACAACACTAGAATAGCTGTCTTTATCTGTGTCTTCTATGTCTACTGAATATGTACTTGGTGTCGGTAAATTTTCTGTTTTTCCATGTTCTCTCCATAACATAATTTTATCCTCCTACTAATGCTTCTATATCTTTTCCTGACTGTCTTTTCATGTCTCTTAAATTGTCTAATAATATTTGTCCTAGTTTTACATTTCCTACATTTACTGTTAAATAAATTGGTTTATTGTTTTCATTTTCTTTATATGCTATATCACTTAAAGCATCCAACATATTATTAGCCTCAACATTTACAGGTTTTATTGTTGGATTTGTTAAAGGAATACCTGTTACCGCTTCCGTATTTATTGTATAGGACATTGTACCTGCTAAATTCTCCATTTCATTCTTTATCTTATTAGTATTTGACTTTATTCCACTAACCATTAAATCAATCATGTCTGGCATATATGTATGGAAATTACTCAAAGGTCCTTCGTCTGGTTCTGTGAAGTGTAAGAAACTTTTTATTTTATTTGCAACTGATGTAACTGCATTTGTTACTTTATGAATATTGTTTTTTATTCCTGTTGCCATATTTGTAGCCAAATCTTTTCCCCATGTAGATGCATTTCTTCCTAAGTTGGTAAATGTATTTTTTACATTACTTCCCCAATTTACTACCGTTGTTTTAGCATTATTAAGTCCTGTTGAAATATTATTTCTTAAAGTAGTTACTTTTTCTCTTACTGTATTTGAAGCATTTGTCCAACATTCACTAACTTTTGTTTTTACATTGTTTCCCCAGTTCTTTACCGTTTCTTTAGTATTTTTTGCCCAATTTGACACACTATTTTTTATTTCCGTGAACATCTTAGTTATATTATTTTTTAAATCAACAAATGGCTGTTTTACTTTGTCCCATATTCCTAATAATCCATTTTTTAAACCTTCTATAATAAAGTGTCCTTGTTCTTCCATTACAGTTGATGGTGAATGTATTCCAAATGCGCTTTTAAATCCATCTATAAATGGCTTGAATACGTTATCATATATCCATTGTCCTATATTTGCTATAGCATCGCCTATTCCTTTGAATATTCCCGCTACTACATCTCCTCCGCATTCTTCTATTTTTTCATTAAAATATTCTCCTATTCCAGTAAAAGCATCACTTATTAATGTTCCTAAAAATTGCGCTAGTCCTCCTAATGCTGCTCCAATTCCTCTGAATATGCCTTGTGTTATTCCACTCCAGTCAACATTTGTAACAAATTCTTCTAAATCTTTTGCTAGTTGTTGCCAGTCAATAGTTTCCAATGTTGTCGATATTGTACTTAATATTCCCTTTATCCCTTCACTTAATGTTTTAGCTGCTACTGCCCAGTCAATATTATTAAAAAATCCATTTATAGCATCACCAATTGCTTTTCCAAATTGTTTCCAATTAAATGTAGTTACAAAACTATATCCAAAATATATAATTGTATTTAATCCTTGTGCAAACGTATTACCAACTTGATTCCAATTTGTTGTTCCAATAAACCCATTTAAAGTTTTGGCTATTCCAGAAGCTATATTTCTAGACGTATTTTGAATTTTATCCCAAGGAATTTTAGACATAGCATTGTTTAATTTTTCGCCTAACATCTTTCCAATTTCATTCCAATTACCATTTCTAATCACATCTATTATTTTGTTTGGTGTTTTGTCTACTTCTGATAAATCTATATTAGGTGTTCCACTAGTATTACTATTTTTGTTATCTGAAACATTGTTTATTTCACTATGTACACTACTTAGTGATTTACTTGTTTGTTTTGCACTACCTGATGTATTCTTCATTGATGATGCTGTGGCTTTTGCAAATATATTTACCCCGCTAAAAGCATATACTAGACTTTGCACTGCCTTCATCAAGCTATAAACCAGATTAGTTACATATTCTATTACTGGTGCAAATACACTGCCCATAGCATATTTCATATACTCTATATTTGCACTTAACTGTTTAGCCTGTGAATTTTGACTAGACAGCCAAGCATTTGCACTACTGCTTAGTGCAGAATATATACTTCTCAAACTAAAGAGAGCTGTAGCATATTTAAAAATATTTCCTAGGCCGCTCTTTAATCCTGCTCCCATTCCCTTTATATTGTTAGTAATGTTTTGTGTAATTTTAGGCAATTTATCAAAATTATTTTTTATTCCAGATATACTAGGTTTTACTTGCTCAATTTTTTGTTTAAATCCACCAAAAAAACTACTCAATTTATTTTGAGTAGTTGAAGTTTTTAAAATTTGCTGTCCTAGTTCTGCTATTCTTGATTTTGCTACATTTAATAATTCATTATATCTTTCTATTTCTTTATTTAATTTATCACTTTGAGATACTAGTAAATTATAATTGTTATCATTATCCAGTCTTCTATATGTTTCTGTTTTTATTTGTTTATTTCCTGCATTTGGCATTTCTTTTATTACTGACTGATTTGTGTCATTTCTTATTTTATCTAGAGCAGTATTAGTAATATCTAATTTAAATTGTCGCCCAGTTATTTTCTTTTGTAGACTATCTATTTCTTTTTCTATTTGTGTTATTTGTTTTTTTGCGTCTTGATTATTTACTTTTATTGATAGTTCATTATTTCTAGAACTCTTTTTTAAGTCTTGCATTTTTTTCTTCATAAAGTTTACTGCTTGATGTAATTTATTCGTCATTACTTTAGTATCTACTTTAGAGAAGGCTTCTTGTGCTTGTTTAACTGATTTTTGAATTGTTGGTGCTATTTCTTTAAATTTTTGTAAGGCTTCTTCTACTTTTGCAGTTACTATAATCTCAATTTCTTCAATAGTCATTTTTTCACCTTCTTTCTTTTTGAACACAATAAAAAAGCACCTACATAAATAGGAGCTTTTTGTATCTAATATTTTTTTATAATTCTATTTCATACACAGCTGTTGGATTTCCATTAAACATATTGTCGAAGAATTGTAATTTTATTTTTTTACTTGTGTTATTTACTCCAAAAGCCATTTGTGCTTTACAAGTAGTTCCTGCAGTTATGCTTTGTGGATTTTTTGTATCTATAGGATATGTATATCCAATTTCGCCCTGTTCATCTATTACCTTGAAATTCATATCACTTACATATAGTCCATCTTCTGTTTTATCGCAAACATAGGTATAATTGATTAAAAATACTTGTTTAGGTTTTTCATCAGCAAACTCATTTCTATCTTTAGTTTCTTTTATTTCTGTTATTTGTAAGGTGTATTCTTCTGTTCCGTTTTTTACTGTTATCGTATCTCCTATATTGCATTTTTTTACATCATTTCCAGATGATGTGGTTGTAGTAACATTGTTATTTCCTACTGAAAATAAAACTACAAAGCTTATTATTGCTAAAACAATTCCTGCAATACTCATTTTCTTATTCTTTTTCTTAGCTAAAGCTATGATTCCAAGTACAATTGCTAACACTGCTAAAATTAATGATACATCTTTAAAAATACTGAATGAAACTAAAAAAGCTATAATTCCTAGTATTAGTGAAGCTATTCCCATAATATTTCCTCCTTTTATTTAATATAAAAAAGTATACTACAAACGGTTCCATAAATCAATAGGTTAAATTATACTTTTAATCGACATTTTTCGACATATTTTGTCGAAATTATCCTTTAAATAATCTTCTTTGTTCTTCTAAAGTTTGAACTTCATCTTTTTCTTTAAAAAGCTCCTTATAACTATCTCTAATAAGTACTATTTTTGCATTTTGATTCATACAATCACCTGCAATAAGTTTATTTGTAACCGCTTCTTGTAAATTGATTTCTTTTCTTAATTCATCTATTTGTTTAGTTAAGTGTGTTTGACAGTATATATTTATTTCTGAATATCTACTATTCCAAAATTCATATGGTTTCATATCGAAATAATACGCCAATGGCTCCATAGAGTATATTAAGTCTACAATGTTTTTTGATTCTTTTATTGCTTTTATTATTTCATCTATACCATCGAAAGAATTTGTTCTTCTGTTATTTTGTTTATAACTTTCTCTGCTGATTTCTGAACTAATTCGTTCATATCTGTTTCTGATAAAGGATTTGACATCATTTCTTTTAATTCTTTCTTTGTCATCCTTTTCTTGAAAAAACCCTCTTCATTCAATGCCTCTGCTATCTTTCCGTATAAATCGCTTACACTTATTCCTTCTATTCTACATTCATCTATAAAGTCATATACTTCATCAGATGATACAAATACATTTTTTCCCTCATCGTTTTCTGCTAGTTTAAATATTATTTTTGATAATGCTTCCATATCTAATATAGAATAGGCTTTTTTAAATACTTCTTCAAAATTCATATTTTTTAGTAGATTAGCTATTTCTACTATTTTTCTTGTTTTTAGTACTAAATTAATATTTTTATTTTTTGTTTCTATAATCATTTTATTTTCTCTCCTTTGCAAAAGAGAGAAGGCTTTTGCCTTCTCTTAAATTAAAATTTTGTTAAATCTGCTTCAACTGGATATCCATCTGTTTCTACTACTTTTGATTCTTTATATACTCTCATAGTATCTTTTATGAAGTCTCCGTCATTCATTTCTTGCCCTGCTATATCAACAGTGCATTTCACAGTCTGAACTAATGGTTTGTTAACAACTGATGCAGTTGTTTCTGGATATTCTAAAAATAGGAATATTGTTGTGTCTGCATCAGCTATAGCTTGAATAGCTTTATGTGTTTTTTGTATAAACATCATTTCTATATCAACAGTTTCAGCTTTTCTTTTACCTTTTGCCATTCTTTCTTCTTCTAAATCTAAAGCACTATATGTTTGTCCTTCTTTTAATGTTTTTAGTTGTCCTACTTTTTGAACATAACCTATATCAGTTTTATCTCCTGTTAATGTTGTTGAATAAGACACTTTCGCCTTCATCGCTACTTGTGGTGTTGTTGTTTTTTCTGTTTCTTGTCCCTCTGCCATTTAAAATTCCTCCTTATTTTAAATTAAAAGAGCTCGTTATCGAATTATAACGAACTTCAAAAGTTATTGTTATACCGTATTTTTGCAGTATCTGGTCATATACTGCAGGACTGGTATTTGCCCTTATAAAATTATATTCTTGAAGTTTCGTATCAACTTCGTCTGTCATTTGCATTGCTTGTCTTTGTTTTTCATTCCAACAAGTGATTGATATTTGAAATGTAGAACGAATAGGAAATGCGTTTTCTGTTAGATTTACTGATTTCAAAGGTGTATGCAATTCCAAGCAAGGAAATTTGCTTGTAGTTGTTGGATTTGTTAATATTTGTTTATACTTTAATGGTTCTAGCTTTTCATATACTAAATCGCTAAAGTCCTTTATGCTTAAATCTTTCATTTGCAACACTCCTTTATCATATCGTCTAACTTCTTCTTAACTATTTCTACATTTTCATCTCTACTTTTGAAACTTGCATCTCCCATAAAGTGGTTTGCTTTAGTTCCATGAGCTATGTAAAAGTCCATTCCTTTTATATTTATAACTGGATACGGCAATGCTCTATCCACTTTATTTACTGGAATGAACCACTCAGTAAATCCGCTTTCAATAAAATGTTGTGACTTTCCCACGTGTTCCATTTCAGCATTAGAGCCTGTGCCAAAGTATTCAAAAAACAAATAGGATACTCCATTTGCCATAAATTTAGAAGGGGCAGCCAAAACCCTTCCTTTCACTTCTTTGGTTGACATATCAATCATTTCAACTAATATTCCTTCTTCGTTATGACCGTTTTTCTAATTTTATAGCGTATCCTCTAATGTTTTTTAGGATTTCCTCTACACTATTACTTATTGTCTGTGGTAATTTTTGAATTACAGCATTTATGTTTTTGAAATTATGTTTAACTTTAATTTCGCAACTTATCATTTTTGCATTTTCTCCATTCTATATACATAGGTATTTCCTATTTTATTTTTATCCAATACTCTATACTCAGGAATAAACTCCTCTAATTTTGAGACATCTTCAAATGATACTCCGTCACCTTTTTGTATTTCATAATCTCTCGTACTTCTACCTTTATAAATACTATAATCTACTTCTCCTGTGGATTTTTTATCTAGTTCATTTACATCTTGTTGCATATTTAACCAAGCTATGCTTTTATATTTCCATTTCTTATCTGGTTCTCCGTGATCTTCTATTTCTTCATATCCTGATATATATACTTTTGTTAAATCTCGTAATAACATTATTTAATCCTCCTTAAGCCAGACTTTATAATGTCATTTCTTAATTTTTCCATGATATCTTCATATGAACTTGATATAGAACCTTCTCCACGACTTGTTAAGCCTTCTGCTCCTCTTGAAAGATATATTGCTTTTACTGCTTTCTTAATATATGGAAATAACTTCTCATCATTTTTTTGTCTATTAGAAATATCAGAGGCAATAGAACTTACTTCCTCTAATATTTCATTTAAAACCTCATTATCTTCTTTTGAATAATTTGGTCCTAAATCTTTTATTATTTTATCTATGTTACTGGTTTCTGCCATTTCTATTGCCTCCTATTTTTAGGCCATTGAAGCAATTGTTGCTATTCCTGCTTTTTTAGCCTTATTTGCTGAATCAACTTCGACAACTACTATTTTTTGTCCAGTTGTCGCTGTTATTTCGTCAGTGCCATTCCATGCTGTATATCCTGTTGTACAAACAGCATCATATTCTGGCATTGTTGGATTTGCTGCTGCTTTATATTTATAACTATTTCCAGATGTTAAAGTTGGTGTAACGGTTATTTTTGTTTTTCCTGTTGAAGTACCCGCTACTGATGTTACAGTTAATTCTGCAAGTTTAGCATCTGTTACATAGAAAATAGTATCTTTCATTAATGCTTTTGTTCCTTTGTATAAGAAATCTTCTAATGCTACAGCATCATCAAATGGTACTTTTTCTGCCCCATATTCTGAAACATAAAATGGTTGAGCAATAGCTCCATCCATCATTACAACAGCTTTTACTCCATCTGGTAATCTTGTTGATTCATAAACTCTAACAGAATCATACATACCAATAGCTTGTTCTTTTGGATCTGTTCCATTTGGTAAATCGTCAAGAATTTTCTTCATTCCTTTTCTATATTCGCTATCTACAACGATAACTAATAAATCTGATTCTATTCCATCAATAAAATCATTTTTTAAAGTTCTTGCTTTTTGTAGTAAAGTATCAATAGTATCTTGAATATTATCTTTTGCAGATACTTCTGTTCCTTCTAATACTTTAGCAAAAAACTCTCTGTCTAAATATCTTATAATAGCTGATTGATGATTTACTTTTCTCTTTTCAGCCATACCATCAATACCATAAAGTTTTACATCTTTTCCTTGTAATTCCTCTACAATTTCTTTGTCTGTATCAATAACAACTTTTACTGGTTTAGCTTTTACTTTATCGCCTTTCCCAGCAGCTCTTGCAGTTCCTTTATCTTTTAATTCTGCATTTACAAATCTTTTATATTCAATTACTCCACCTTCTGGATTTCCTGAACCATTTTTTGCTTTGATTTGTTCTGATATTGCTCTTGATGCAACATTTTCTAATACTCCACTTAATACTTGTTTTAAATTATCTTTTGTTTTGCCATCTTGTAGCATTATATTTAATGCTTCTTGTGTAATTTCTCCCATTTTTAATTCCTCCTATTTTTTAATAACTTGCTCTAGCTATTGATTTATTTTGTGTATCAATACCTGACTTTTGAGTTGGAGTATCTTCTTTTAGTCTTTCATTTACAGCTTTTTCTACAGCTTTATTAAATGCATTTGAAACCTCTTCTATTTTTGAATTGATTTCTTCTGCTTTTACTGTTTCAAAGTTAAAGAAAGTTAATAAAGATATATCCAATCCTTTATCACTTGCTATTTTTGTTGCTTGTTCTTTTAATTTATAAGCATTTAATTCTGCAAGTGCTTTTTCTTTATCTGTTCTTTCTTTTTGAGCCTGATATTCAAGTTTTTGTTCCTTGTTCATTTTTGCTAATTTCTCAGCTTCTGTTTTTTCACTGTTCATTATTTCTTCCCAGTTTGTTTTAGCTGTATTGATAGCCTGCTGAACTCTCCTATCAAACTCTGCTTGATTTTTTCTATCTTTTAAGAAATCATCAAACGTTACAGAATTGCTATTTGCTCCTGTATTGTTTTGGTTATTTGCTCCCGCTGGTTCATTGTTTGCCCCAGTATTAGCATTATTTGGATTATTGTCTTGTCCTTCCATTTTTTACTCCTTTTGCCCCAGCCATTGCCCATAAAGCCCCAGCCATTGCACTTGTATTCTGTTGTTCTTTAATGCCTGCAATCAGTAAAAAGGCATAAAAAATAGACGTACGTCTACGTCTAAAAATTTATAATTATAAAATGTTAATAACTTATTTATTATCTTTATTCTTTGCTTTCATATATCCTTCTGCAAAATTATATTTAAATACCCATATAACAGGTCTAAATATTGTAATTATAGTAAATATAATCCAATACCAAGTTGGCATTTGTAATTTAATACTTAATATTAAAACTAATATCCACATATTATTCTCCCTCCTATAAGTCTATTTTTTCAATTTCTGCCCTTATTTTTAGAGTCCTTATATAATTCCCCATATGTTTCTTTTGTTCTTTCAAAAGCTCTAACGAACAGCTAGGTGTAAAATTCAAAGTTCCTGCCTCGTATTTCACAGTCATTGCATCTAATTTGTCATATCTTATTTTAGCTTGTAAATATTCCGCTTTAAATCTTTCTTTATAATCTGCACTATTCATTAATTCAATTGTATCTTTTAGCTCCATATTTCCCACCTTCTTTCCATAATAAAAGCACCTACTTTTTAGTAAGTGCTATTTTATCCCATCATATATCATTGTTAAGCTTTCTAATTGTCCTTTTCTTTTTAATTTTTCTTTTTCTTCTTTGCTATATTTAAAGCTTTTAAAAACATTTTGTACTTCATTGTATAGTTTTATTATTTCTTCATTGTCCATATTTTTTGGGCACTCTATAGTTCTTTCTATCAACTTTTCTATATAATCATCTTTAAACATATAATTCTCCTAATAAATTATTTAATTCAATTGCTTCATTTATTGACTTGCCCACTAAATAACTTTGTATTTTATTATCAAGGAAGTCCAATCTATCAACAACTGGTATTTTATATAAAGTCTTTGCAAATTCCAAAGTATTATTTTCTATTTTTATCTTGTCATTTATTTTTACTAAATTTTCTACCCAATTATCATAAGAAGATGGAATATTAATCAATTTTTCCTTCTTACATATTTCTTTAGTTAATAACTCTGTTGAAGCTTCCTCTATTCTTTTATACTTTTTATATGTATCAACATCATAATAACTAATAGAATGAGCATGTAATTGTTCATGTAATATTGCATGCGGAGAAGTTGTACTTTCAATTTCTATATTGCAATTCCATAATTTCGCATTTGTCTTTCTATTACTTATGACAATGTTTCCACTCCATTTAGAGTTATTATCAGTATATTTGTTGCCTATTTCATACATTTTATTTGCTATGATTTTTATTTCTTTTTTTGAATAATGTCTTTCTCCTGATGAATACAATTTTTCTTTTTTAAACTCAGGATATGTATTATTATAACTTGTTTTTTTTTGTTTTTCAACTGGTGGCAAATACATTATTGTTGACCTGCAATAATGAAAGTGATGTTGTATTGGTGGAAGATTTAGCCCGAGCACTAAGCCATTACATTTAATTCTTTGTATTGTTAGCTCTTTTTGTGTTTCACCATAATATCTATCAAATACATTTTCTTTGTTAATGTAAAACTCTTGATTATTCAAACTGTCACACATCAATGTTGTTTTATCATCTTCTACTGCAATAAATCTAACTTTTGAATTATCTTCCGTTACTTCTTTTATTCCTTCTACCTTTGCTAGATTATTTAGTCCAATCATTTGCAAATCTGCTGCACCTGATATCTTATCATTATTTATATTGAGCTTTTGATTGTTTTGTCTTTGTATTATTGTTTGAAACTCATTAGAATCAATTTCTAGGCCTTTTTGTTGTTGCATATTTAAAATTGCTTGTTTATATAGTTGTTGTGCATTATATTGCATTGTAGCTTCAATATACTGTTTCCAAGTTAGTCCGACTATAATTAGGTTGGTCTAATAATGCAAGAAATAAAGCCATCGTTAATATTGATGGCTTTTTCTTTTTGTTTACCTCTTGTTGACACTGTTCGTAATAATAATTGGCATCTTCATACATTATTTGTGTTTCTTGTTCTGCAAGTTTGTTTTGCTCTTCTACATATGAACTGTAAATAAGTAACTCTAGTATTTCACTATTCTTTACTCTTGTTCTCTTATAAATATTGTTTGCTAATACAGTAAAATAGCTATTATTCTTTAATAAGCCTTGTTCTTTCCATTGTTCTATATATGTATTTATTCTTTTTTTAGTTTTATTATCAGCAATATTATAGATGTTTTTGGTTGTAAAATTAAATGTATCAAAGATTTCTTGAAGTCTTAATTGTTTTTGTTTTGATGTTTTATTATATAGTTGTTTTAAATGTCTCATATAATTATCATGTACTTTCCACATATAAAACACCTCTATTCTTTATTAATTTGTTTATTACCAACTTTTGTTTGTTCTTTTTTATTGTCTGCAGTTAGTTTTTGTGCTTTTTGCTTATCTGTTAAATCTGTTATTTTATCATTTGAATTACTATTCTCTTTACTGTCTTGTTCTGTCTTGTTCTGTCCAAGCATTTGCATTTGTTGTAAATTCTTTTGAATATTCTCTTCATTTTGTTTATCTATTTCAGCAAGTTCCGATTCTGCATCTAAGCCAAATGGCAAATGACTTATAATCGATTTGTCACTTATTAATCCTCTTAATTTTAACCAAGCATTTGTTAAGCTTTCTGTATCTGTAGGCAAATTACGTATTAATATAACATCTATATCTCTAAAGTCATACTCTTTATTTTTCTTTAAATTAATTCTTGCTGTTATCATTTCCCACATTCTTAGGTATTCTTTCCTAAATAAATGATGTGCTTGTTGTAATACTTGTTCTAAAGGAAAAAACTTCTTTTCTAAAGCTGCTGCATTATCAGCATCTGTAAAGCCTTGGTCTGTTACATTTGGCACTCCTGAAATCATAAGTGCCATATCTATACATGTTTTCTTGTGATTTTCTGAAGCAGTATCATTTATATTTTTTATAATCCAATCAATATCGCCATCTTTATCAGGTGTATAAAACACTTTTGCATTTAAAATTGCTTCATCTTCTTGTACTCTTGCAGGATTTTTTGTCATTATTATATTACCATCTTTATCTTTTTGTTCTTCTCCTTTATCGTTTAGTAGTGGTATTAAAGGATCATTTGTTGGAGAAAATCCTGTTATTTTTAATTTAGCATTATCGTTATAATCAAAAATATTTGCATTGTTTTCTATTACTTTTTCATTTTTATTTATTAAAGTTATAACATTCTCAAAAAATGACATTCCATAAGGGTTTTCTACAGCAAAACAGGGTAAGTCTGTCCATCTTACTGGTTTATTGCTACCGTCTACTTCTTCAAAGTTATATTCAGCATTTTCTGTAATAGATTTCTTTTCAATTCCATCAACAAATTGTTTTTTATAGTCTTTTGTTATTATTTCTAAATGTGTTTCAATTCCTCCAGTTGCTGTATTCTCATACCAACATCTTAATAAACCTATTTTTGTGCCTGGTACATCATAATTCCATATAGCAACTGTGTTTAAACTTGAAATATTAGCGTAAACTTCCTCGTTTTTATTGTTTTCATACACTAAACCATAACATGCTCCAGTTGTAATATAATCAAGTACACAGTCATAAAAAAAGCTACCATTGTCATTATATTTTGCAATATAATCAATAATAGCTTGATAGTCCTCTGGATCATTCTTTTCTCCAAATATTCTTTTAAATATTCTATTTAAAATCCCTTTTTGAGTTTCATTTATATTTTTTACTTTAAACTGAGGTTCTTTTCCTCCAAAATATCCACTTGCAATAATACTTATATAATATTCAAGTGCAACAACAACATCCTTTTGATCATATTTTCTTGTAAATCTATCTTGCAAATATTTTCTATGCATAAATATTGGTAATGCTTTTCCCCATAATATACTTATATTTTGATTTATATTTTCTTCATTTAAGAACTCGTCTTTATATTGTATTTTTTCTACAAAACTCATTTTGTTTCTCCTTTACATTATATTGTTATATCCAAATTGTAATTTCTTTTGATTTATGTATTTTTCTACTGCATACCTCATTGCATCCATTAAATGGTTAAAGTCATCTATTGGTCTATTTATTTTATTTCCAAACTTGTCCTCGTCCCAAGTGTAATTGCTTATTTCTGTTATGAAATTTACACATCTAGGATGTATTATTATTTCAAAATCTTGTATAAATTGAATACCATTATTTATACTGTCTTTGCCCTTTAATGCACCTGTAATATGTCTTAATCCTAATCCTCTTAATTCATCTATTGACTTTGGTTCTGCACTATCTGCCGTTATCTTTTCTTTTGAATAGCCCATTTGATTTATTTGGTTATATATCGCTTTGTTACTCATTCCTTTTTGATATATTTCATCATATACATAAATCTTTTTGTTTTTTAAATCTATTGCACCACAAAATAGTGCTGTTGGGTCATTTGTATAACCAAAGTCTAACCCAAAAGCACTATCTAAGTTTCTTATTGTATTTAATTCGAATTTTTCTTCTTTCCAATTTTCATAAACCAATCCATCAACTATACCCCAGTTACCTAATCCTGCAACTTGATATCTTCTAGGATTATTTTTCTTCATTCTTTCAAATACTTTTTTATCTGCTTCATCTAGCCACTCGTTACAAAGATAATTTGTTGTCATCGCTAATATATCATCATCTTTAACATCAAAAAATCTTTTCTTAATCCAATGATGTTCATTCCAAGGATTTAATGTTATTGTTATTTGTTTGAATAGTCCTTCTGGAACTTCTCCGTCTTATACTTTCATCTATTACATCAAAATCAGATTCTTTTGTTATTTCGTATGCTTCTTCAATCCATAACCAACATAAAACACCAATATCTACTGATATTGATGTTACTTTTAATGGGTCGTCTAATCCTCTGAAATATATTTTCTGCCCTGTAGGTTTATACGTCATCTCTAATGGGCTTTCTTTTATCTCCCAAAAACTATCTACTTGTAACCTATGTATTGCCCATTTTAATTCTGTAAAACAACTATCTTTTAATGTTCTAAATGTTTTTCTAATTACAAGCGTGTTTGCTTCTTTATATTTCATCATATTACATACTATCCACAATGCTGTTGTTTTTGATTTTTTACTTGCTCTTGAACCTTTACATACTCTATATCTACATTTACAGTGCCAATATTCTGCATACCCTTTTCCAACTATGCTCTGTAATGATAATTTGTTTATTTGTTGCTGTGCGTTTTTATTTGTTATTTTACTCTGTAATGTCATCTTGTATCACCACTGGTATATTACCAGTTACATCTACCTTTTCTTTAAATGTGCCATATCTCTTGCCAAGCAATTCTGCACATTTAGTTCTATCTTGTAATGAAGCGTCCAGCCCAAATTGGTCTTTTTCTTCTCCTCTCATTACTTTTGTTAAGTATTGTAACACTTCTTCTTGTGAGGCAATTCTATTATCTTCTAGTTGTTGTAATCGTTCTTGAATGAAATAGTTAAGTTTTGTTAAGTTTTCTGCACCTATATTCTTTGCTGTCTTAAAACTATACCCTGCTTTCTTTGCACTTTCTGTTGCATTAGCTGTTTCCACATAGTAATCTATAAACCTTTTTTGCTTTTCTGTTAGTTTGTTATAATCTTTTTCATCTTCCAACTGCCTCACTTCCTTTTCTGTATTCTTCTATAAGATACTTCAGCACGTCAACTTTGCTATAGCATTCTTCTTTTTGTTTAAATCTATCTTGTAATTCAAACTGATTTGTTTCTTCATTATATATTTCTACTTGTTCTTTTTTTAATATTTGGTATTTAGTACAATACTTACAATACTTTTCACTATAAAATTGAAAAGTATTTATTTTATATATTTGTCCCTTTGTAGATAAGACATATAATAATTTATTAATGTTTTGATTTACATTCATTTTTTACCTCTTTTATTTTAATGGAACACCATCTACAAATAGGTTAGTTATTGTCTGTTCTATTTCTACACCATTTTGCTCTTTATATTGTTTTACTATTTCATTTATAAAATCATTAATACTTGCAACTACTTCGCATACATCTTCATAACTAAACGTTTTATCTTCATTTTGATTATGACCATATTCATATAACCACACATGAGTTAGTTCATGTTTTAGCGTCTTTATTATGTTTGCTTGATCTTTTAGCAACATTATTGTTTGAGTTCTATATATTGTTACTCCTAAAGTACCATCACTCTTCATCTCATTATTAATTGTAGCCTCGTCTACTTCTTCTATGGTCCACTCTGTATTATTTATTTTAAACTTCATTGCATTTCTCCTTTACATCTACACAAATCTCAAAGTACACACACTTCTCGCATTGCTTTTCTCCCTCAACGACGCACTTTTGCCTCTTCTTGTTTGCATATGCTTTTCTTATCTTGTATTCCTCATCAATATAAGACGCTATTATACTACCTCTCATAAAATACCTCTTTTGTGTTTTTATTTGGCGGAGAGAGTAGGATTCGAACCTACGAAGGTTTTACCCCTGCTAATTTTCAAGACTAGTACATTAAGCCACTCTGTCATCTCTCCATTTTTGCATAAATAAAAGAGCCTATTACGGCTCTCTTTTTTGTATATCTAATCTATACTTTTAGGTGTTATTATGTTATCCTTATCTATTTTATTTACTCCATTTTCGGGTATTTCCTCTTTCATTACCGAATTTGCAATTCCAAAAAAATATAATAGTGAAAAAATTAAATAAATCAGAAATAATATTGCTAAGCATATAAATATATTTAATGGTGTTTTTGATATAGTCATAGTATCATTATTATATATTCCTGACACATAAAGTAGTGCTATTACACTTGTAATTCCTGCAAATATTGTCATAAGCCAGTTCAAAAATAATACCTTTTCTTTTTTTTCGTTTACTATTATTTTAATAATTTTTTTATCAAAAAAGCCTATTACTATACTGATAGTTGTGATTAAAAAACCTACTAATATGCTAATAAAATTAATGCAGTTATTACTTATCATATCAAAGTTATTTATTTTTATCTCATTTTTAAAAATATTATTAAATATAAAAAAGCAGACTAAACTAATAATTAGAGGTACTAAAAATATCTTCCATTCTTTTTTGTTCATAATTCCTCCTTATTAGATTTTATTATATCATATTATTTTTTATTCTATCCAAATATTTTTGTTTTATTTTTTCAAAAATATCTTTATGTATAATTGGTTTATTTTTATCCACATCAACTACGATTATATCATGCACTCTTTCCTTTATAAGGCTCACTTTATCTAGTAGTGCTCCTTCTTCACTCCTATAATCTATTTCCAAATCTTCTACGCCAGTAACTTTTTCCACTCCGTCTATTACTTCTTTTATTTCCTCAATATTCAGAGTATTTTTCTTTTTTAATTTTCTTCCAAACCCTATTTCGATTTTACATTGCGTTCCTTTAAATCTTTTAGCAGCCCCAAACAGCATCTTGAATAATGTATCATCTTTATCTTTCTCTTCTGTCGATTCTGGTCTTAGTGTAACACTTAGTCTAGTACAAAATTTAGCATTTTTAATTTTGTTTTTGCTATCTTTTATTATAATTGGTCTTAATGATATTACATTGCTTAAATTCTTTTGAAATTTTTCAAATATTTTTTCTAGTAATGGTCTTGTAATGTAATTATGATTAATTTGCATTGCAAGTATAAATCTTTTTTCATCATACAATAGAGTTACCGATTCTGCATAATATTTATTTCCATCTAGAGTAACAATAACATACTCCCCCGAGTCATCGTCTACTATCCCTGGCATCACATACTTTCTAGCTCTTAATAATTGTATTTCCCATATAGCCTCATCTTTATGATACTGTATTTCTTGTACTCTAATCTTTTCTTCGTTATATTCAAATGTTCTATCATTTATGTCTGCGTTTTGAAGATGCAATAATATTGGAGATATATCGCACTTTTCTTCTTTATATCCATCCTTTTCCTTTGCTTTACAATATGACCATACTTCATAATAATCTACATTTATGCCTCTTTTTTTTGACATATAATCGCCCCTTAATAAGAATACATTAAAAATATGCATTTTTCAACTTATTTCGATATACATATTTCTACAAAATTCGACAAATTGAATTATTCTTTATTTTTTTGACTATACTAAAAAAGTTTCGGCATCTAATAGTATTAACATTCTCTCCATATAATAAAGGAGCTAGATTTTTCTAACTCCTTCTTTTACAATTATAATTATAGCACCTCAAAAGCGAAATTAAAAGGAAGTTTTTGCGAAATTTTAGCGAAGTTTTTGCGAAGTTCTCATCCTTCTCCCACATTTATTACTTCTAACATGCTATCTAGTGCACTATCTCTGTATACTTGTAATTGCTTTATTGATTTATGTATTTCAAAGTTATCAAAATATGCTTTCTCTACATAGTTCCACTTTGATTTTTTCATATAGTATTTTCTAATAACAAATTCTTCGTCTTCTGATAGTTGATTTAGCATATTTTCGACTCGTACTATTTTTTGATCTAGTTCTAATTTAATATCTTGATATTCCCTTACTTTTCTTTCTAAAAAAGCTCTATCTTCTTTGTTTATATGGTATTCTTCTTTGTGATAATTCATTGCTGTGTTGGCAACTTTATCTGATACTTTATTTGTATTGCTATGAAATGTATCATAGCCATTTCCTGATAATTGCATAGCTTCTATTATCTCTTCTGGTGTATCTTCATATACAGTTCCTGCATAGTCCAATCTTTTATTATATTGTTCTAATTTTAACTTCACTTCTGTTAATTTCGCTTCATTTTTAGGATGCTCTATTAACATATTTTCAATATCTTCTTTAATATATTGCATCTTCTGTACCTCCTACAAATATTTTTTTAGATCTTCTTTTCTGACTGCTAATGTTAACTTGCCTAACTCAAAACTTATAACTCCATCTTTATCTAATATCTCAAACTGCTTTTTTACTACTGTATCTCCATTTATCATAACCATTTCTATTTTATCCATTATGTGTACCTCCAGATTATCTGATTTCTTTTGCTTTATTCTCAAAATATTGTTTTATACACTCTTTACATTTTTCTGTATCCTCAAATTCATTGCAATTTGCTTTTTTCCCCATTTGTTTGCAGATGTCTTCGTCTATATCATGATTATTTATTGTTTCTGCCATTAAATCTATTATTTTGTCTTGTTCTTCTAGCATAGATAAAATTGTTTTTAAATCATCTATATTACAAATAGTTATGTCTCCACAATATAATGGCTTTGCTATATCATTATATTTTATTCTATCTATTGCTTCTTTCTGTTCTTTTGTCATATGCTAGTCCTCCTTGATATCTTCAATTTCAATATTCAATAAGTATTTCCATAGTTTCTTTTGCAACCAATTAAATTTTGTAGAAACCTCTATTTTTACATCTATTCCACCTAATCTCTCATTTCCTATTTTTATAATTGATTTTCCTCGTTTTTTCAAAGATATCGTTCCATAATCTATATCGGTTGACATTTCTATATTATTTTCTTTCACTTTTTCCCTCCTCATAAAATTTCTCTGCTTGGTCATAATCAATCATAGTTAATGCTGAACACGTAGTTTCATAAGACATTTTATTGATTTCTTTATCTGTTTTACCTAATTTAATACCTTGTGGCATTACCATAGAATTTCTTATAACCATAAATAACGCTAATTTATATTTATTTTTCATTTTATTTAATATTTTTTCTCTTTCTTTCACTTAAAACACCTCCAATTTCATCTTTATTTATGTATATATCTCTATTGACTATAATTCTATCTGACATATTAAAAATATACCTTATTGGCTTTATGTGATCTTTCTCTAGTAGTCTAATTAAATCATCTTTAGTATAACATTCTTGACAACTATTATCTTTAAACCAAACAAGATAGTCGCCTTCACACATTTTTTCTATAATTTCCTTATTTACTTCTGTTTTAAATCTTCTAAGTTTTATTGTTTGAATTAGTTTTTTCACTTAAAACACCTCCAAACTCTTTTTCAAGTTTTCGTTTTTCCGTATAATGTACTTTAGTTCTTGTTATTTGATGAATTATATCGCATATAGTTCCATTACTATATGGAAAAGACCATCTATCCTGTCCAAAATATTCCATTCCTCTTGCAGACTTTTCTTCTAATTCGTCTATTTGTTCTTTATCTAGCTTACAATAAATTATATATTCTAATTCTCTATACATTTTTTCTACAACAGATTTGTATTCATCTAACCAATTCCAATTTATTTCTTCTATAAATTTTGGTTTTGCATATCTTATTACTTCTTTTCCACAAAATGGGCAATATTTTATATTTTCTTCAAAATGAAATGGTTGAAATATATCTTCTTCAAAGTATATTTCTTTTTTACAATTTGAGCATTCATGATATTTATATACTTCGCCTTCATACATCGGTATTAATATAACTTCATCTGCTATTTTTTCTTTCACTTAAAATACCTCCTATTTTGAGCATATATTTAATAATGCTTCTTGATATGCTTCTATTTTCTTTTTCAACTCATAATTTTCTTTTTGCAAGTTGTAATATTCTTTTTTATAGTCTAAATCAACAACATTCTTTTTATCTGTTAACTCTCTTATTTGTGTTTGTTGCTTATCTATCATTTCTTTCATATATTCAAAATCACATTCTTTTTGTAATTTATGTATATCCCCTGGTGTCATCATTTTACCCACCCCCATTCCTCTTCTTTCTTATTTATTGCTTGTAGTTCTTGCTTTGTTATTCCATATCTATTTTCATCTGTAATATCTATTGTTTCATATTTTGTATTAAATGAAAATGTTTTCGCTAAATCTTCATTTTCCCATTCTTCCCAAAATCTTGAAAATATAATATCTAAATTTTTCTTTTTATACCCTAACTCTTCAAACATCTCATCTGCTGTTTTCACTATGTATCACTCCTCTCTTTTTTCTTATTTCATTTAATATTGTTTTATAATCACTTACAACTTCGTAAGGATTATTGGGTGTATCTCCTGCTTGCCCCATTCCTTTTATCATTGCAATAGTTAGTTTTAATGCTATTTCTTCATTACTCATATCTTATTTACTCCTCTCCTACTAAATTTGCTTTGATTAAATCTTGTATATATTCTTTTATTTTTTCTTCTTCTCCACTATACCCTATATAATCTCCCCAGTTGCTATTTTTTCTTTTCTTAAATACTAAAATTTTTCTATCAAAAATGTTTATCTGAACTCGATAATCTTTTTCATATTTTCTGTAATAATTATCATATTCTAATAATTCGTATCCGATATTTTTCAAGTTCTTTTAAATCTACATCATCACGAATTTTAAGCATATCTAATTTTTCCTCTCTTTTAGTATTCTTTCTTTCGCATTGTACCAGCTATCATTTATTTCAAATGTACTATTTTTTTTGGTATGTTCTATTATTTTGAATAGTAAGCATGTATTTTCTTTCAAATCATCTATAGAATTATAAGCCTCTAATGGTGGATCTACTCTCTTTCCATTTTTACTTATTTTAAATATCAATATCGGTTGAAATAATCCGCTTCCAATCATATTTCTTGGATATAACATTTGTAGTAATATTCTCCACTCTGTATTTTCTACATCATTTATCTGTTTACTTACTATATTTTGTACTATTTCTTCTGTAAAGTCATAATATTTGTATCTTCCACTTTCAATTAATTTTTTATCATTTTCTTTATAATTTAGCATATCTATTCTCCTCCTAATAACTCTGGATTATCATATATATTTCCTAATATTTTAAAACCTAATTTGTTTTCTACATTTATAGGCATTTCATCATATAATTGTTCAGTTGTAGGATATAAACTAAAACCCATTCTATGTTTATTCCATTTTACAATCCACTTTATTTTATTATCACCAACGATATCCCCCTCATATATTTCTTTTCCGTTTTTATCATGTAGTCCTGTATATTGCATTAGTTCTAATGCTGTTATATCGCATTTTTCTGAATTGTGATTTTTGTTATAAGATGTACACATACCATTTTTATGTCCAATTGCTATTATCCTTATTTCTTGTGAAAAAATATCATAATCTATACTACTTATCGGATACATTTGTTTTTCATATTTATCCCAAATTCTAAACTTTATTTCTCTATTCATCTTCTCCTCCTACTTAATAATCTTTAACTCTAAATCTGGATATTTATACTCAAATAATTTTTGCTTAATTCTAAAAACCTCAGTACATATGCCCTTTGTATCTTCTACAACAGTTTGTCCTCTTTCTTCATAAACAAAGTCTGCTATATACTTTATCTCTCTGTGCGTCTTACCGTTCTTCTTAAATCCTTCTTGCAATATAAACGGCACTTGCAGTCTTAAGTTGCTTATTTCTTTTGCTCTTTGTAATAGCATTAGTTCTCTATATCTGTTTGCCTCTAAAACACTGTCAAACTTTATGTTATCTACTACTATTTTTCTGTTTCTGTACTTGTTCATTTAATAACTCCTTTTCTATGAGATCCTTCCAATTTATTTGATTAGCCTCAAAATCCTTGCATCTGTATCTACTTTGGAAATTTTCATCTTCCAATCTTAAACAACCTGTACAGTACTTACATATACCTTTCATATCTTTTAATTGTTTCATAGGCTAGTCCTCTGGCATATTGTACACTTTAGCATCTATCTCATACCAATGTACAATATCTCTTAATATTTCTTCTGCTCTTTCTTCTGTATCGTAAGTACCTAATTCTGTCGCATAGCCCTCAAAATTTCCTGCAAATATTTTATATATCTTTTTACTTTTTATGTGCGTGCCATAAGGCTCAATTCTTATATTTTGTATATTATTAAAGTTTACTATTGTACATTTATCTTGACTTACTATTATCATAACTACCTCCTAATCTATTCTTGGAATATGTTCGTAATTCAATGCCTCAAATCCTGACTGTGTTCTCTCATATACTGCTACTGTCTTACCTGTATAATCGCATTTCTTTTTACCTATTGTTTTTACATATCCCATTTTCTCTAATTCTGTTAATCTTGGTGCTGTATAATTCCTCTCTGTTGTATTTGTAAAACCTAAATCAAATAGTTCTACTGCTAATTCCTTTGCTGTTTTAGGTTTCTCCAATCTATTTAAAATTTGTATATATCTTATTTTTGCTTTATCTTGTATGTCATTAAAACTCATTTGTTTTGTTTCTGCTGTAATCATTTGTTAATCACACTCCTATCTGTTTTACACTCATTTTATCCGCAATTTGTTCTATAAAATTTTGCATTTGTTGTGGTAATAGTTTTTGCTCTTTTTCTCTATTTACTATAACCTCATATTGTTTTAAGAATTGCCCCTTTGTTACACTATTTACTGTTGCTATATCTGTTTGCGCTAGTTCTTTTACTTGTCTAACATCTCCGAAAAATCTTTTGACCTCTGGACTTGCCATATCAAACTGCTCTTGTGTCATATATGAGCCAGAACAAATCATTTTATATGCTTCGTTCCATGCTTCAATAGCTGTTCTTGATGTGCTTGGATTTATCATTTCTACTGCATTTTTTCTAATTTCATGAATTGTAGGAGGATATGGGCTTTCAATTATCGTTTTCTTTACTGCTTGTAAAACTAAGTTATAATCTAAATCCCCTAAACACTCTTGCCATGTATCTACCATTATTTTTACTTGTTCATCTGTTTCGGTTCTTTTAGCAAAACTCTCATAGTTTCCAGCAAGTAGAGTTAATATTACTACTGTTTCTTGTCTTGTCATTTTATCTCCCTTCTTCGAAAGCTCTCTGTAGTGCTGACATTGGTCTCATTTGTTCTATACCTTCGTCTTCCCACCTTTTTTGATTTAACCAGGTAGAAGGATATGGAATAAATTGTCCACCATCTTTTTGCCATTCTTTACTGGCCCTAAATTGTTCCAAACTATATAACATAGAACTAAACAATTCATTCGATGGTTTATTTTTTTGAAACCATTTCTTCACATCTTGCTTTTTTACCTTTTTAGGATATAGGCTATAAAAGTCATTAAATTGTGTCTCCCACATGTCTAAGATTTTTGTCTCTTCCTCTTCTTCCCCTATAACCCCTTTATCTCTATCTTTATTTTTAATTATATTTTTATTTATATTTATATTTTCATTTTCCATATGTTCTTCATATGAATTACATATGTTTTTCATATCTTCTTCATATGTTGTTTTCTCTTCTTTTTTCTTTCTGTTATTTCTTCTACTTTCTGAATATGCTTTGCGTTTATTAATTTCTGTTTCTAGTCTTTCATTATAGTAATTGCCTTCTTCATCAATTTTAAATTTGGAGAAAATTTCTTCATTATGTGTTTTACATATGTTTAATATATCTTTCTCTTTCAAATGACCTTTTTGATGTTGTAAACATATTAATTTTATATATTGCCCTATTTCTTCATCTGTCATTAACATCGTTCCAGAAAGAAAATCGCTACTATAAAATAGAAATGCTGGGTCTTTCATTGTTTTCTCCTTTCGTAAAATAAAGGGCTAGTTTTTGTTGTCTAGCCCTTGTTGTTATATTCCTAATTTTTCTAATGTGTATCGTTTACCTGTTTGCATTTCTTTGTACATTGTTCCTTTTTTAAAGTATGGTAAAGTAAAATTCTCATCTCTCAGTTGTATATTTATAAATTCTTTATTGCTACAAATAGGAGCCATCTTATAAACAGATCTAACTTTACTCCTAAAAGGTCTAACAACATCTACTAAATACTTCTTCTCTACCTCGTCTAATATCTCTTCTTTTCTTTCAAACATTGTTTCATATTTTACTGGTCTTTCTACCTTGACGATACTTACATCATCATTAAAATATTTTAATTGTTCATTAATGTTGCTAAAACCATAATTTGAAGTCTTGTCAACAAATATAACTTGTCCATTTTTTAATGTACATTTATCTCCGTCTTTTAAATCAGCTTTTGTAAATTGTTTTTCTTGTACTAGTTCTAGTTCATCTTCTCTAAAAACTTCATCTAAATCTTTTAACATATATGGATAAGGCACATCCTTTTCTACTTGTGTTATTGTAGAAATTTTGTTAATATTTCCGCAACATTCTCCTAAAATTTCACATTTAACTACCTTTACCTTATCTCCAATTTTAAATTTCATTTTAAATCCTCCTATAAATAATTTTTACCTATTAATCTTATAAATTCTTCTTTTGTATGTCCCAAATTTATGTACTTTTTCTCGCAAGTTTCTTTTAACTTTAAATCTAAACTATGTCCTAGTTTGCCATGTACTCCAATAGTTCCTCTATGATGTTCAGCACATAACCAAACTTTAAATCCATTTTCTTCTGATATTCTTCTGTTTGGATTTCCAAAATATATATGATGTTCTTCTACTGGACTATATAGTCCACATATATAACATCTTTTTTCTTCTTGTAATATCGATTTCATATTGCCTCCTTATTTAAAGGGCGCGTGGCACTAACAATAACAATAAAAGGTGGGGTTTTGTTCATCTATTAGTGCCACTCCAACTGTCTAACAAACTCTTTATTTCAGCTGGTGTCTTAGTTTCTATTTCTAATTGCTTACATTCTTGTATTAGTAATTCAATCAATAAACTCATTTCTTTTGTGTTGTATGTACTAGAGCCATAGTAAGCTTGTACTTTTACGCACTTGTCTTTTCTCGAAATCTCTCTTACTAAAAAACCTAATCCTTGATTCTGCCAAATTCTTTTAAAATCTTCAAATGCTTTCTCTTCTATTATTATGGCTTGAAATGTGCCTATATTTGAAATTGCATCTTTGTATATATCTTCTTTTGTTATTACTGCATCATTTGTTGTTAATTTTTTTGCAATTAAATCACATAGAACCCAACAATATGAATTAGCATCTAAGGACCTCTTTTTATACCATTTCTTTAGCTCAATATTTAGCTTATTTTCGTTTTTAAGTTGTTCGACAGCACTTATCTCATTCGTATCTAAAACTATGCTTATTTTTGGTTTTCGTGTGTCAAAATCTATACTAATATCATTTATAATTCCTGTAGTTTGCATGGAAAAGCTCCTTTTTTCAAACATTTACTTAATATTTGTAGTCTTGGTAAATACTCTTTGCTTATAAAGTCTTCATCATAATCTACTTTGTGAAACTTCACTCTATCAATATCTATTTCGTTAAAATAATTCTTATAGTCTTTTTCTTCTAATGCATAAGAAACTATATATAAATTTCTTGTATTAAAAGCATACATTTCAACCTGTGCCTGTCTCCAATATTGCTTTGATACTTTAAATTCTTTGTCAATGTTGTGAGTTTTAACCTCATAAATGCAATCAGCTGTGTTCCCGTCCAAATTCACCCTTAATCTATCTATTATTATTTGCTTGTCCATCTCTAAATTTGGAATATTTAGTGCTTGTAATATTTTGTGTTCATAATTATTACCTGCTTTAGTAGCTTCTGTTGAAAAATTGTTTCTACTAAGTCCTAGTTTAATTAACCACCAGTTTTCAAATGTTTTTGTATTCCAATTTCCAACAGCCATACTTGTATCTGATGCACCTATGTAACCACTTCTATCTTGATTTTGTATCAATGTTAGCTAAATCTCTCTCAAAATTACTTAAAGTATCAAAATAACTAAATAATGCTTTTACTTCGTCTTCTGTTTTGTGTAATTTTTCAGCAATTTCTTTTACTGATAATCCTTCTTTTAGTTTTTGAGTATAAATTTGTTGACATCTTTCTTTTATCTTAAATATGTCATGTCTTGATAAATCATCTTCCCAGTTATTTTTAGAGTCTTTTAATTCTTCTTTTAACCATAAATCAAATCCTAAACCAGTTCTTATAGCAACTCCTTTAACGAATAATCTAGTTTGACAATTCCATAACCTTTGTTGGCTCATAGAGTTGTCTTTTACTGGATTTGAACCGTTTGTAACAGGTCCTCTTTGAATAAACTCTAAATCATCTATTACAATTTTTACTGCAGTTTCGTACACTCTGTTTATATTTCCTTTGCTGTCTTCAAATTCTTTATCTGTCATATATAAGCTACTTCCTGTCAATTCATTTACAACGGGTTCAAAATAAACTTTTTCAGCTCCGTTTTCGTGTAATAAATCAACAACTTTTGCCCAATTCAAATAGTCTGCTCCATCTCTTTGTTCTACCCATTTACTTACATCAACTTTTCTTAATTCTTCATAACTTTTTAACATTAAATTACACTCCTCTCGTATTGATAATTTATTTCTGCATATTCTCTTTCTTGTTCTGCACTTAATTGTTCTGACACGTCTTCAAATTCGTTTTGTGCTTCATATTTAATAAGCTCTAGCTGTTCAATATAATTCTTATCTGTTAATTCGTCCATTAACGAATTAAGTGAGCTTATTAAATTGTCTAGTTCGTCGTATCTGTCTTGTAGTTCCATTCTGCGTTCCTCCTTGACTTTTTATTTCTTATGTAGTAAAATATAAAAAGTAAAAATATTTACTAATAAGTTTGGGTACTATTTCACTTGTTTGTTGTCTGGAAATAGTACTTTTTCTATTTTTTCTACTGTAACAAATGGTAATTCTTTGTTTGCTTTAGCACTTAATATAATGCTTTCTAGTTCTAATTCTGTGTCTATAAAATTGTTGCAATCTTCTGCCAAATCTTCAACTATCTCTTTTTGTCTGTTCCATAAGTATGTATTAATTATTACTTCAATTAAGACTATAAAAAGTAGTATTGTTAATATTGTATCTACCATATTCTTGTCCTCCTTTCTTGTAAAATTTTGTAAAATTATGTATAATTACCTCATACTAAAAATATTTTAGAAAGTGAGGTGTTATTATGTCTAGTTTTATGTGTCCATTCTGTAATTCTTCAGTTCCTATTATTTCAACAACATACCGAAACATATCTTGTTTCTTTAATAAAGGAACTCCACATTTTTCAGACGATGATAATTGTGAAAATTCTGCAATTTTTCAAATAGATATGTTTAGTTGTCCTGAATGTAATAAAGTTAGTTTTGTTGCTAACGGTAAAGAACTTCTAGAAAATATTTCTATTCCTCTTTATCCTAATTCTTTAGCTAAACAATTTCCTGATTATATTCCTCAATCTATTCGAGAAGATTATGAAGAAGCATATTCTATAATCAATTTAAGTCCTAAGGCTTCTGCTACTCTTGCTCGTCGTTGCTTACAAGGAATGATTCGAGATTTTTTTGGAATTGTGAAACCTCGTTTAGTTGATGAAATTACTGTTCTCCAAAGTTTAGTTCCTCCTACGCAATGGAAGGCTATAGATTCTCTTCGTTCTGTTGGCAACATTGGTGCGCACATGGAAAGTGATGTTAATGTAATTATTGATGTTGACCCTGACGAAGCTCAAAAATTGTTAAAGTTGATAGAGCTTTTAGTTGATAAATGGTATATATCTCGTCATGATGAAGAACAACTTTTATATGATATTACCGCTATTGCCGATGATAAAAAATCTCAAAAACAAATTAAATCTAATCAGTAGTCTCGTCTAAAGTATCATGACTAGCCAACAAATTTCCTTCAAAATCCCAGTATTGATAAATATATCTTACTGGGTCTTTTTCCGTTCCTCGTCCCAATAATGATGTTGTCTTTATAACTTTCATAACTTCTGCTTTATCTGTTCCTCTCGGTCTTGTTGTTTCCATTTTTCCCTCCTAAAATCCTATTGCTATAAATGCTGCCCAAAACAATCCAAATATTGCACAATAAATATATTCTTTAATCTTCTGCTTTGTTTTTTTATTTACTTTCTTTTTCATTCGTTTTTCCTTCTTTCTATTTGTATATCAACTTTTACATTTTCCTGTTCTGCATAACATATAAGTCTATACGCACCTGATTTTCCAATCTTTCTACTAGTACTTGCTATTCTTATTTTTATAGCCATATTGTTATTATCTTTTAGTCTCATTGGAATAACATCGC